CTGCACTCTGTTCCGTTGGGAACTTGAACTTGAAGCCGCACTTTTCACACTGCGGCTTTTTTCTATATCCACTTTTGTACCAAGCAGGAACGGCCTTGTCTTTTCGGCCAGCCCGGGCGCAGACATCGCATTTGGATCGATAATGAGTTATATTGTTTTTGATATAATTTATCGCAACCAATCGTTGATTACAGGTGGAACATATTTTGCGTGTCATAGAGTATTTATAGCAGACTCAGAATACAAACCTTTGCAAAGGGCACCCAAAACACCAGAAAAATACTATTATATATAAATATCAATAACAGTATTTAAAAGGAAAGTTACTATGGCATTAGTATCCCCAGGCACAAGCATAACAGTTACAGACGAAAGCGCATACGTTTCAAACGCAATCGGAACAGTACCACTAGTTATAATGGCCACCGCAGAAAACAAAACTCTAAATGGCGCATTGTGCACCGGCACAACAGCTGCTAATGCAGGGCAATTACAGATTTTTGGAAGTCAACGAGATCTAAGTACCGCAATGGGATATCCAATATTCCAACAAAGCAGTGCAGGAACTCCTTTACATGGAAACGAATTAAACGAATACGGCCTAATGGCAGCATACAGTGCATTGGGTCTAGGTAATCAGTTATATGCAATTCGTGCCGGTATTGATTTAAATCAATTACACGGTACCAGTGTTCGCCCAACAGGCGCAGTAGCAGACGGTACCAATTGGTTTGATCTGGCAGATACAAGTTGGGGAATTTACGAGTGGAGCGCAAGCACACAGAGCTTTACGGCACAAACTCCCACAGTAATTACATCAACATCACATACCACAACCTCTACACAAGGTAGCTTGACCAACGAGCCAACTCCACTACAAAGTATTGGTACTGTTGGTAGCTATGCAGTGGTTGCAACAACAATAAACAATCGTGTGTTTTATAAAGCCGGCGACGACAGCGGCGATTTGAACTTAAGAAGTATTTCTAATACATGGGTATTGGTTGGAACTCCTGCTTGGCACAAGTGCCACCCAACTGTATTGGCTACAACTGCAAATACAACTGCATTGGCTTCATTGACCAGCAGTGGTAATTTAAGCATTAACGGACATACTGTTACTTTAGGTTCTGTTGCAACAGCAGCAGCATTTGCAGCTAATATTAATAGCGCGGCTATTACTGGTATTTCTGCTGACGTGGTCAGCAATCAACTTGCTATTTACAGTGACGGAACTTCAACTGGTCTAAATGCCGGTGATGGTAGAATCGTAATTTCTACGGCCTACAATGGTGCAGGTAATACTGCATTAATTAATGCATTGGGTCTAACTTCTGGTACTTATAACAATACCAGTTTCCAATACAGTAACTACGCCAGTGTTCCATATTGGACCACTGCAGATTCTTATTCAGCCGGAACACCTACTGCCCCTGGATCGGGTGCTGCCCCAAGTGGTAGCGTTTGGTTCAAAGTTGGCGCAATTGGTGGCGGAGCAAACTTTGTATTCAAAACATACAATGCAACTACACAATTGTGGAATCCAGAAACTTCACAAGCGTACCCAACAACCGCTCAAGCAATATATGGATTAGATCCAAGTGCTGGCGGAAGCAATATTGCAAACGGAACAATTTTTCTTGATGAAGATCCAAATCCTGCAGGAACTGGAAAGCTAGGTTATGCTGGTTTCAAACCAAAAGTTCGCCAAGTCAGCGGACAAGTTAGTGCTACCGGTAGCGCATTGAATCCAACTTTCACAAACGGGTCGATCTTTACAATGGCTGTAACTCAGCCCGGAGCAACTACTTCGACAACATATACAATTACTCTTGCAGGCACAGGCGCAACTGATTTCGTAACAGCAATCCTCAAAGCCAATATTCCAAATGTAAGTGCACAAGTTAATTCAAATGGCAGCATTACTATTACACATTTAGCTGGTGGCGATATTGTATTAACTCCAAACGGCAGTTATCCTACAGTGATTAGTGCTGCAGGATTTATCAGCGGTGTTACCAATGTTTATGTATACGGAACAAGCGCAGTAATCAGTGGATTTGCACCGTTAACATATACATACAGTGCGACCCAACCAGTTGCAGATCCTGCAAATGGCACATTGTGGTACTACAGTGATCCTACAATTGTTGATATCATGATCAACACTGGAACAACTTGGAAAGGTTACCAAAATGTAACTTCGGATGCTCGTGGATACAACCTATCAGTAACTGACTCAAATGGTGTAAATGTACAAGCCAGCGCACCAGTAGCACAAAGCGATGGCAGCAGTCTTGTTGCTGGTGATTTATGGTTGAACACAAGTGATTTAGAAAACTGGCCAGCATTGTATCGTTATAACGGCAGTGCTTGGGTATCAATTGATAACACTGATCATGTAAGTCAAAACGGTATCATATTTGCTGATGCACGTTGGGACACAAGTGGTACAACTGATCCTATTAGTGGAACAGAAGTATTAACAACAGGTACAGATGCATCACCAAGTCCATTCCTAACAAGTAACTATATTGACTTAGACGCACCTAACCCAGAATTATATCCACGTGGTATGTTGTTATTCAACACACGTCGCAGTGGTTATAACGTTAAGAAATACATTGCAGATTACTTCACCCCAACTGCATTTAATGTAGCAAACTGGAGTAGCACTACAACTTATAACACAGGTTCAACAGTGTACTACGGATCAACAATTTATGTTAGCTTGCAAAATTCTAACACAAACCAAAATCCAGCATCGCAGACAACTTACTGGACTCCTTTACAAACTGCATCTTGGGTAACTGCAAGTGGCCTAAACACCACAAACAATACTCCATATGCTGGACATTATGCTCAACGCCAAATGGTAGTTGCTGCAATGAATGCCGCAGTTGAAGCAAATACAGAAATCCGTGAAGAACAATTTAGCTACCAGTTAATTTGTGCTCCTGGATATCCTGAATTGATTCCAAATTTGGTTGCACTAAACAATGACCGTGCTAATACAGCATTTGTTATTGGTGATACACCAATGGGACTGGATACTAACGTTGTAGACATTACAAATTGGAGCAATGATACCAATGGTACAGGATTGGCAACTGATGACCCTTATTTGGCAGTGTACTATCCAAGCGGATTGAGCACAGATCTAAGCGGAAATACTATTATGGTTCCGCCAAGTCACATGGCACTACGCACATACTTGTATAGCGATAACGTAAGTTATCCTTGGTTTGCTCCTGCAGGTACACGTCGTGGATTGGTTAACAATGCTACAGACTTAGGTTATGTAGATTATGCAACTGGAGAATTTGTACGTACTGGTGTACAACAAAGTCTACGTGATGCATTGTATCAACTAAAGATTAATCCAATCACAATTTTACCAGGAATTGGTATTGTTGTTTGGGGTCAAAAGACTCGTGATCCAAATACAGAAAGCATGGACCGCGTTAACGTAAGTCGTTTGGTAAATTACTTGCGTACTATTTTTGCTAGTGCTGGTAATGCGTTCTTATTTGAACCCAACGATAAGACTACACGTGACCAGTTTGCAGCAGTCTTAAGTAGTGCATTGAACGACTTGGTTGCAAAACGTGGTATTTACGATTATTTGGTGGTTTGTGATACAACAAACAATACTCCAGATATTATTGCAAATAATGAGCTTTATGCGGATGTTGCTATTGAGCCTGAAAGAGCTGTTGAGTTTATTTACGTTCCGATTCGCTTGTATAACCCAGGTCAAATCGCTTCGCTAGGTAAGTAAGAAAACAGATAAATAAAAGTATACAGGAGAAGAAATGTCAACAGCATCCTTAACAAATATAACAGTACCCCTAGCGGCCGGCGGTAGTTCGGCCACTGGGCAAGGTCTGTTAATGCCAAAATTAAAATTTAGATTCCGTTTAAGTTTTACAGGATTTGGCGTCAGCGCAGGACAATTAGTTGAACTAACAAAACAAGTTCAAGATGTAAAGCGTCCAACTTTAAACTTTAATCCAATTACCATTGATGTTTACAATAGCAAGGTATACTTGCAAGGTAAACCTGAGTGGGGCGAAATTACAATTACATTGCGTGATGATGCAGGCGGTAATGTTAGCAAGTTGGTTGGTGAACAGATTCAGAAACAGTTTGACTTTGAAGAACAGTCAAGTGCTGCATCTGGTATCGATTACAAGTTTACACTATTACTAGAAATACTAGATGGCGGAAACGGTACAAATACCCCAATAACTTTGGAATCATGGCAATTATACGGATGCTTCTTGAGTCAAGTTGACTACGGTGAAATGAACTATGCCACTAACGAACAAGCAACAGTACAATTGACTGTACGTTACGACAATGCAGAACAAATACCACAAGGCAATCAAACAACTGCTGCTGGTGTTGGTGCAACAATTGCTCGTACTGTTGGAGCAACAATTACTGGTTAATCCTGGTAATTATAAAGAACCCGCTAACGGCGGGTTTTTTTATGGCTAAATAATAATATGAGTATAATAAATGATTTCTTAGGTGGTGCAGTTACCGGGGCAAATTTGCGTGACTTCAAGCACGCCCATAATTTATTTACAAACAACAACTATTCACTAAGCCCCAAGTATAGTTTTCTATTTCATGTTGCATTCGACATCAATCCACAATTAAGTAGATTGCCTAACTTAGAAAAAATACAAGCTGGTATGATGGTTAAGAGTGTAAATTTGCCCAAGTACACCATGGATGTAAAGACATACAATGCTTACAATCGTCCTAACTATGTAAATACCAAAATAAAATACGATCCGGTACAAATTACGTTCCACGATGACAGTGCCGATGCAGTAAGAGACTTTTGGTATGATTATATGAGTCACTTTTATCGTGACAGTGACTACGGAGCCAATCCCGGCTTTTATCAACAACATACAAAGTACAATGCACAACAAACTGAACATTGGGGATATTTGCCGGCCAAGTATACACAGAGTGGTGCAGAAGAAAGAATTTTAAACTTTATTAAAATTTACAGTTTACATCAAAAACGATTCACCGAATACATCTTGGTCAATCCTGTTATTACAAGTTTCCAACACGGGCAACATGTACAAGGACAAAATGAATTTATGGAAAATACAATGACAGTTGAGTACGAAACTGTTATTTACAATTACGGTTCATTTAAACTCGGCGGCGAGCCTGCCGGCATCATGCCCGATTATGATAAACAACCAAGTCCATTGACTCCTGGTGGTGGCGGAACAACAAGCCTACTGGGCCCTGGCGGTTTATTAAGTTCAGCAGACGGTATAGCACAACAAGTTGGCTCTGGTAATTTATTAGGTGCTGGATTGATTGCAGGACAAACATTTAATAAACTCAAAGGTCAAAATCTTGGCGCACTAGCCGGAACCGAACTTAAAAATCTTGGCATGAGCATATTAAGCGGCGACACTAATGCTTTGAACCGATTGGCTCTGCCCAAAGCCGGATCAGCCAACGGAACTAATAGTTTGGTCTCGGCTGGAGATTAATATGGCGCAAAAACCTATTATATTAATTTACAATAATAATTCCGGACCCACTGGACCCACTGGCGGTAATCCTAATCAAAATCTTGCCGGAGTTGCAGCAGTAAGTTTATATGCTATTGCCCCTGGCATCGCTCCGCAAGCGCCAATACCGGGCAACACCGAC